ATGGAGAAATATGAATATGAGCGGTTTAGGGCTGAGTATTAGGAGGGCATATGGCGGAAACGTATAAGACAATCCAGGGAGATACCTGGGATATGATATCAAAAAAGGTATACGGGGCCGAGAAACATATGGATTTTCTCATGGAAAACAACCTTCCACTCCTTGACACTTTCATATTCCCTGCTGGAGTATGTGTAAACACGCCGAAACTGCCGGAAGCTGAAACAGCCGAGCTTCCGGCTTGGAGAACAGGAGGGGTTACGTGAGCAGCCCAAGAAGAAGGACAGTAAAGATTGTATATAACGGGGTTGATGCACAAAGCGAGATATCAAAATATCTTGAAAAGTTTACATATGAGGATTCGACGGATAAATCAGATACGATATCACTTTCCGTAGCAGATAGGGACCTTAAATGGAGAGAGGCATGGATACCAGAAAAGGGGGACACAATTCTTCCGTCAATCATATATGAGAATTGGAACTATGAGGGGGAGAAAATAACGGTCATATGTGGGAGCTTTATGGTGGACGATTTTGAATTTTCAGGCCCGCCATTTCGCGGAAGCATAAACGGGGTTTCAAGCCCTGCAAATACTGACTTCAAAGAAACGGAAAACTCTAAGACATGGGAAGCCGCAACCGTACAGCTCATTGCGGGGGAGATAGCCGGGAAATATGGTATGTCATTAGTCTATGAGGCTGGGGACATTCCGGTCGCGAAAACCGAACAGAACAAGCAAACAGACAGTAAATTTCTTAAGGGGATATGCGACAAGTACGGACTGGGGTTAAAAGTATACTCTAACCGCTTAGTCGTATGGGATTACAGGCAGTATTTTGCAAAACCGGTGGTCGCAACCATAACTCCGAGCATGTTGTCAAGATATGCTTATAAAAGTACCATGAGAGGGACATATACGGGTGCAAAAGTAAGCTATACAAACCCAAAAACAAAGAAAACGATTGAGATAATGGTGGGACAGGAGGGACGGATATATAAGTCAAACCAGAAAGCAGACAGCGAGGCCGATGCAAGACTGATTGGAGAAAACGCAATCCTTATGGCAAACCGAAAGGAAACCACCATGCAGCTTATCTTTAAAACCAGGATTGCTGTATATGCAACTCAGACCGTGCAATTATCTGGATTCGGAAAGGCAGATGGAAAATACTTTGTGGAAGGGGTATCGCACTCCATAGCCCCAAAGAATGGCGATATGCAGGTGAGATTAAGCAAGATACCAGATGCAGCGACACAGGATACTGGGGAGGATGCAAGGACGGACGCGGGAGCGGCAAAAGGAGAAATATATACTGTAAAGAAGCACGACACGCTATGGGACATCGCCAGAAACAGATATAAGGACGGTTCAAAGTCAGCCGTGATTTATACAGCGAATAAGGAGACTATCGAGGATGCGGCACGAAAACATGGGAAGAAGGATTCGGGAAACGGATACTGGATATTCGAGGGGACCACGCTGGTTCTTCCGTAGAGGAGGGGATGGGATTGGATATATCAAGGATAGGAAATATATCCACACTTGATTTAGAGAAAGGGACCGCAAAGGTGCATTATGCGGATACAGGAAACACCACGTCGGACATGCCCTTATTCCGGTTCGGTGATGAATTCAACCCGCCGAATGTGGGGGACCAAGTAATCGTTATACATCTATCAAATGATTCCAGTTCCGGTGTTATCCTGGGAAAATTTTGGGATGAGACGGAGCCGCCCAAAATAAAGCAGGGATATAGAAAAGGATTTGGGGAAGGGGCTTATGAAACCGCACAGACGGGAGTGTATACGTTACATGCGGATGAAATCATATTGGAAGGAAAAAGCGGCAGCATGACGCTATCGCAAATTATAGAGCTGGAGAAAAGGGTTACAGACCTTGAAGGGAGGGGTTGATTTTGATTGGGCTGCTGGGAAGTCTTAGGTTTCGAGTGAATCGGAAGCAAGTACTGACCTTTAATAATTTTAAACGGGATGTTTCGGCTACTTGGAACACCATAGACAGGATTGGAATGAAACCACTCACTGAATTCGGCGGAGCACAATTACAAAAGGTAACACTTGAAATTACCCTGGATGCATCCTTGGGAGTTAAACCACGTAAACTGATATCTGCCATTGACAACATGATTGAGACAGGCGAGGTAAATGAACTGATTATTGGCAAAAAAGTAGTAGGCAAAAATAAATGGGTTATTACAAAGACATCACAGGAATGGAATGTGATACTAAGGGGTGGAGAACTGTATCGAGCCACGTTAAATGTATCATTGCAGGAATATGTGTGAGGTGATTGAATGGATGGACAGGATTATGTGCTGACAATAAAAGGCTCCCCACATGCTGAAAAAATAAGGCGGAGCCTGACAACTCTATTTGATACGAGGGAATCAAGCCAACCAGGGGATCGTGATTTTGGGCTATCATGGCAATGCCTAGACGAACCGCCAGAAGTGGCAGAAAGCATGATGGCTATGGAAATTATCAGAAAAGTGGAACGGTATGAGCCAGAGGCAGAAGTTGAGGACATCACCTATGAATATACAGATGGAAAAATGGTTCCTCACATATTGATTACGGGAAAAGAGGGACAAAATGAGTGACATCATGAAACGCCTTGAAAATTACCCAGATGTGAGCTTTATAGACAATACAAGTTACCAGGGACTCCAGGACCAAATGATTAACGATTATGAAAGAAAACTGAGGGAGATAACCGGAATAGAAAGTAAACTTGCGCAGACAGATCCATACAGGCTGATTCTTTATTCCTGCGCCATGGCAATCTATCAGGGATACCAATACGATGACAGGGCGGCCAAGATGGGATTATTAAAATACAGCACAGGTAACTATTTGGATAATATTGCCGCATTTAAAGGTGTAGTCCGAAATGAAGCATCAACGGCCAAAACGAAAATCCGCTTTACCCTATCGACAATATTAAATAAAGCGGCAGAGATACCGGCAGGAACAAGAATAAAAGGGATGGACATATATTTTGAGACAACAGAAAAGGGAATCATCCAGCCAGGAAAAGAGAGTATAGACATCCAGGCACAGTGCCAGGAACCGGGGACGATTGGGAATGGATATGCACCGGGGAGCATAAAGACGCTGGTTGATTTGCTCCCGTATACTTTAAAGGTGGAAAACATCACAGAGTCAAGTGGAGGTATGGACCGTGAAACGGATAACGAATTAGCAGAAAGAGTTTATCTGGCTCCGTCTAAGTACAGCACAGCAGGAACAGAAGGAGCCTATGAGTATTGGATAAAGTCATTTGATGAAAAGCCAAGCGAGTTAAGGGTTATTTCAGAAGCTCCTGGGGAAGTGGATATTTATGTAATGTCTCCGGGTGGGGATATGCCGGACGATGGATATTTGCAAAGACTGGAAGCCTACATAAGGCAAGATACCATAAGGCCACTAACAGACAATGTGATCGTGAAGAAACCGGAGGCCGTGCCATACGAAATCGTATTCAAATATTATATCAGTGAAGAGAATGAGGATATTGAAGAAACCATCAAAAAGAAGGTGCAGGATGTATGTGACAATTATGGTAAATCTCAGAGAAAGATAGGAAAGGACATTGATCCATCAGAGATTATCGGATTGTTATATGGAGCAGGCGCTACTAAAATCACGCTTTTAAGTCCTCAATACACAGAAGTGGAAAATTCTCAGGTAGCCATTTTGAATAAATTGGAAATTGAATACAAAGGAATCAAAGGAAGGGGAAGAGACGGGGCATGATTAAACTGCATGATGGCGAAATAAAGGACATAATGCCAGTAAACCTCATAACCCCGGAAGTCCAGGCTCTCAGTTATTCAGTGGGGCGGGCCATGAAGAAAATGCTGGGGTTTTCGGCCGCTGCACATCTATTTGCCAACCTGGGGAGTGTACCAGAAACAGCATTGGACCTTATAGCAGTGGAACTAAACACACAGTACTATATGCAGACGCTCCCCAGAAAGACAAAGGAGGCGCTAATAAGCCAAACTCTGCAATGGTATATGCATGGAGGCACACCTTCAGTACTTGAACAGTTTTTGTCTACGATATTGGATGGGGGCAGAATTGACGAATGGTACAAATACGAAGGAGCCCCTTACTACTTTAGGGCCTTTGTTTATGTAGGGGAACACGAAACAACATTGGGGTACGGGACAGAGGTAAAACGTCAAATCGAAAAGTATAAGAACGTGAGGTCATGGATTGAATGGGTGGCGTTTGTTATTGCATCTAAATTTGATGTTAATGTGAGATATGCAAATATTATACGATTCCAGAATATTTTCCATCCAAGAAAAAATATTGCATATCTTAAATTGGATGGAAAGTGGAAACTGAATGGAAAAAAATATTTAAGCGGATACGATGATGAACTGAAGGTGGATTTTTACCCAGTAAAATTACAATGTACTACCTACACGGATATCAAAACAGAACGCATGGAAGGTGTGCGAATACGGATTGAGGTGAAAAAAAATCCGTGGCCGGATGCAGAGGTAAGATATCAGACTGAAACTGAAAACAATACGACTATTGAGGGACAAATAACGTTATCGTCCTATATACAGGAATTTGTGTCACCTGGGGAAATAGGAGTAACCAACGTCAACAAATTGGATAAAACATGGACATTGAACGGAACCCGCAGACTAAATGGAGGATACTGTAACGTATAAGGAGGAAAAGATATGGCAGCAGCTAAAGGAGTAATAACCGTTGTGGGAAGAAGAAAATTATGCAAAGCTCATGCCGGGGATTTAACATTGCCCAAAATCACACAAATGGCCTGGGGAGACGGAGGTGTGCTGGAAGATGGAACACCAAAACAGACGACAGGGGAAGAAACAGGACTACACAATCTTTTGTTGAAAAAGGATATTGAAGCACATACATATGTGGACGATGCCCAGACCACATGTAGGTACACGGCCACTCTGGAGGCAGAGGAACTAACAGGAAAAGAAATATCAGAAATGGGATTGTATGACGAAGAAGGGGATTTGATAGCATACAGGACATTTTTGAGAAAGGGAAAAGATGCAGATATCCCACAGATTTATGATATGGACGAAATCTTTTAGGAGGTGGATAAGATGGGATTTTGCGAAATTAAGGACCCGCCAGAGTTTAAAACCCAAGTTGAAAAGTGGGACAGAGACACGATGGCAGACGGGGAGCAGATGGGTGTTGTTATTGAGGAAATTTTTAATAATACAGTGCATAACTATAAAGCCATGAGAAAAAAGGCCACGGTTACACTCTTAGCGTCCGGTTGGAGCACTGCGGCCCCATATACCCAGACTGTGCCGATAGAGGGGCTGACAACGGAGGACAACCCCATACTGGTAAAGGTGATTGCAGATGAGGCAACGCCGGAACAGGTGAAAGCGTATAACAAGGCATTTGGAATGATTGACGATGGGGACACGGCAGATGGGCAGGCAACATTTAAATGCTACAATAAGAAACCCACGATTGACCTAACCGTGGGCTTGAAAGGAGTGTAAAGACAAATGGGTGAAATATTGATGACAGGCGGGAGCGGAGGCGGAACCGGAAGTGACGAGTGCACAGCCACGCTGGACCATGT